TCATCCGATTTTCCTCTTCAAGATCGTCAACACCGGCCCGCGAGAGTCAGTTGTTGATACCATGTTCGCAGCCTCAATCAGCTTGCCCAGCTCAGCGCCGGAGTAGTGGCTGGTGATGCTGCCGTTCTTGTGCCCGAGCAGTGACTTCCGATCCTCTTCAGTAACGCCTGCTGCCCGCAGTCGTCGACCGAAGGTGTGCTTCAAGTCGTGAATCCTGATCGAGGCATATCCGGGGTGAGCGGGGCGAAGGTTTTCCTCCTGCCAGAGTTTCGCCGCTCTCACCCGTGCCTTCTTCCATGCCGAGTCGTTCATCCGGTGCATCGCGGTGCCGTTGTATGGGAATACCCATTCCTTGCTGATCCCGCGCTGCCTTTCAATAATCGACTTGGCCACGTTGTTCAGCACCACCAGGCGCTCGTCGCCATTCTTTACGCCCGACCGGGCGTGTCTCCCGCCGAAGTCAGCAGGGATCAGGAAAACACTGGTTCCCAGTTCCGGCACCGATATCTCCCAATCCCACCTCAGCTTGCACACCTCTTGCTCCCGGCAGCCCGTGTTTACCTTGAACAGGGCCATCGTTTGCAGATGGCCCGGTAACTCGTTGAAGAGGATCGACTGCTCTTCCCATGACATTGGGTAGGGCTTACGGCTCGACTTCTTCTCTTCGAGCTTACTCAGCATGGGTACACTGTCCAGCCATGGCCGGCGATCATCGTCTCGCCACTTCCTGGCGCAGAGCGTCAAAACCCGGACCGCACGCTCTATGGCGATGTTGATCGTCCGGTTGCTCACGGCCTTTTCAATGGTCCCATCCGGCAGAACCTTTTCTGTCTGCCGATCCCTGATAAACGGCTCAAGCGCCTGGTCATCGATGTGCGTCAGCGGCAGGTGGCCCAGGTAGGGGTGAAGCTGCTTCATGCACAAGGCAGTCAGGTGAATGGAGGGCTGATCTTTGACCTCAAGGAGGTAGCGCGTTGCCGCCTCCTCCCAGGTGTGCACTTGCCGAACGCCATACACCTTCCTTTGACGCAGTTGCTCGAGCTTGTGGATCAGGTACTGCTCTGCTTCTTCCCGGTCACCAGTTCCAGTACTTTCTCGAATTCGCTCCCCTTTGTAGACTTTATCGATTTGCCAGACACCGCCCTTCTCGTAGAGGCCAGTGATCGTTTTTCGCGCCATGTATCATCTCCTCGGCGCTCGCTGCGGGGCCGATTGTTGTCCTGTCCGGTGGCTTTTTCAATCGCCTTGGCTTCGATGTAGGCGTCCGCCCACTCATCAAGCTCCTGGCGGTCAAAGGCAACGCCCTGCTTGCCGATGGGAAATTCCCGCACGTTCGGCCTGACCGTCTTGTTGAACTCATCCCGGCACATGCCGAGATACCCAGGCGCATCGCCGAACCGGATGAACCGCGGCTGAATGCTTGAGGGCTTTGCTGCTGTGGCATTCGCCATATTGGTCTCCATGCCATTCAGGCCGTGAAGTGGTGCCCGACCTTCGCCGCCCGGGCGGCTTCCTCGGTGCGGAACATGAGCTGGGTTTTACTGGTGCTGCCCCAGCTGTCGTATTCAACGTCGACCCACCAGTGGCCGAACTTGCGGTACGGCTCGCCGAGGATCTTCGTGACGTAGCAGTCGATCAGGTTCATGGGTTCCTCCTCGGTCAGTCCCAGTCGTGGCTGACGCCTGGCTTGATTGGTGGTGTGCACTGGAGGGAGCCAAGCTCCAGCAGGGTGAAGTGGCCATCCATCCAGCCGGCGGTGTCGATGTGGTAGACGTTGCCGAGCACGGCCGGCTGCCGCAGCGGCGTATGGCCGACCACGACGGCGCTGATGCCGGCCACTGGTTCGGTATTGCCGCCATTTATTCGGCTGCGGGACCACTGAGCGACCGCCTGAACATGATCCACCTCTGCCGGCGACCCGGTTTCCATGCTCATCTTGAAGTCGAGCCAGCGCCCGTATGGCACGTCGGCGTGAACGATGCCGATGATGCCGTGCGCGGTTTCCACTTCAATTGCCAGTGGCATGGCCTCAAGCGTTACCACGACCTCAGCTCGCTCATCCTGCGATAGCGCGTAGAACCAGGTGCCGCCATTGCAGAAGTGCAGGCCGGTATTTCCTTCGCGGAAGGCGGACACGGTCATTTCCTCATGGTTGCCGCGTACCGCGTGAAACCAGGGGCGTTCAAGCCACTCAAGGGCGGCAAGGCTGTCAGGCCCACGGTCGACCAGGTCGCCGACGCTGAACAGCCGATCGACTGCCGGGTTGAAGCCGGCGGCGTCCAGGGCGGCCTGCAGTCGGGTGAAGTGCCCGTGAATGTCGCCGACCGCGAAATCGCGGCCGGCCGTGTTTGCGGCGAAGCGCTTTATGCGAACCACCTCGATGTTTTCGAGCATGCAGAATCCTCGCCCGCGCATGTCGGCGGGCTTGAGTTGTTGGGGGAGGGTTAGCAGTTGAAACCGAACTGGAAATAGCGGCCGTCAGGCAGGGGGAGGGCTACGGTGCCGGAGAAGTCATCGCCGGACATGCCGCACTCCTGATCGACGTACACGTCACCGAGGGCAAAGCCGTTGTCCTGAGGTGCGCCGGCCGGCTCGTCGACGATCTCGTAGTCGTAGGTGTTTTCGGCCGCCTCTATCTCCTCCTCGACCTGGGCGAACACCTCATCACCAACAAGCGCCTTTACCATTTCCAGCACAGGGGCGTCGCGCGCCTGCTGATCCAGAAGGTACTGGGTTTGCGCTTCGTCGGCCGCCCGCATGATCTCGAAGCACTCCTCATCGGTGATTCCGAAGATGTTGCTCATCGCGGCGCCCTCCATATCAGGTAGGCCATGTACATCAGGGGCGGGATCATCGATTGCTTCCTCCGAAGTATGGCCAGGCAACCAGTCCGATCAGGGTCAGAAAGGCCGTAGCTCCTCCAGCTATCTGGCCAAGGATGTAGAGTCTCACCAGGTCTTCAGTCTTCACGGGCAAAGCTCCTTCGGCACCTGGACGGTGTCGCCGAGCTTCAACGCAACAACCACCCCGCAGACCGCTATGGTTTCAGTGGTCCCGCCCATGAGCACGACCTTATCATCGATCGTTCTCCACGCTGCCCAACAGTCCGAGCCGTGCTGAGGGGCGTGGAGGCTGATGTTGTGCTTGCGTATCAGGGCGCCGGCCAAGGACCAGTTCTCGTGCGGGTCATACCGCACATCGCGGATTGTGACCTCGCCGGTGTAGCGGACGAACACCCGCCACGGGTTTCCGTAGATGGGTGGTGCAAGGCGAACGTCCAGGCCTTCTGCCTTGCCGACGGCCCAGGCCAGCTGCTCGCCGACTAGGTCGGCCGTCTTCACTTCGATCAAGTCGGTCATGGCTTCACCACATGAAGTTTGCTGCGGGCAACATCCACCAGGGCAACCTGGATCCCGTCGTTGATAACGCGTGCGTGATCCGCTCCCACTTGCGCGTACATGGCGCCGTTTGCTGCGGCCATGAAGCCGGCCCACAGCTGTGCCTTTTCGATTGGGCCAGTAAATCCATTGGCCGCTGCCACGTCGTCGAAGGTTGGTCGGAGCATGATCCACATGTCCCGGCCGAGTGCTGAAGGGTCTGTCACAGCTGATACCTCTCATCAATCCAGCGCCCAGGCGCCAGTGCGGGTGTAGGTTCGGGTTGTGTTTCGTGCGGGGAGAGCTGGCGCTGGTTATCGGCCTGCAGCTTGCTGTCGGGGATGCAGCTGATGCCGACCCCGTTGAGCAGGTAGCAGGTGACGCCGCGCTGGCTGTCGTGCTGCACGTCGATGACGTTCTCGGTTGCGCTGGCGCCGGTGGCCAGCAGCAGGAGGCAGAGGGCGAGGCGGGTCATTGGCTCATCTCCCGCTGGTGGTCGGCATATGCTTCTGCATTGCACTTCGGGCAGGGGATGTCGCCGCCGCTCAGCAGTGGTCCGCCCGGCACATCGCAGCTGTCCTCATCCCACAGGAAGCCATCGACACACTGGGCGTCGGGATACGGCGCGCCGAAGTGACTGCCGTGGTAATCGCATCCCGCGGCGTCCGGATCTATCGCCTTGAACTCGACAACCCAGACCCATGGGTTGCTGGTCCATGATTCGTCACCGTTGATGCTGCTCCAGAGGCACTCGAATAGCTGCGCTGCGGTGAGCGTCTCGTCTGCATCGGGTACGTGCCGAAGGAAACCCACACCTTCCGCTTCGGCCTGGTCTTCGCTGATGTCCTGCAGTCGTTCGACGCGCACTGCTGTGATTTCCAGCAGGATTCGGCTGGCCCAGCGGGGCATATGGATGGATGGGCGCCCTCGGCCCTGCGAGATCATTGCGCATCCTGTCTGTCGCACGCTTCCATCTGCCGGGTACATGATTGGCTCGCCTTGGCTGAGGTCGCGAGGTGCAATCCCATCGAGCTGGGCGTCAGCCGCCCAGGCTTCGCGCACCCATAGGCGGTCACCCGGTTCGCCAAATGGGCAAGCACCCAGCTCACCAACCTTTACAGCGCACTCCTGCTCGGTTTTGCCATGAACGATGAACCCATAGCGCGGGTGATGTTGGCCTACAGCAACCCAAGGCTCCGCACTGTCTGGATACTCCAGGCGGGGGATCTGGCCGCCTTTCACTGGCCGGCGGGTGACCGTCTTCCGGCCTTCCAGGATGGCGCGGACCATAGGCCCGCTGAACAGGATCGGGCGTTCCTTTGCTTGAGACATAGCTTCGCCTTGGCCGCCATATCGCGGCAGTGAATAGAGGGGAGAGGGGTTGCAGTTGGATGGAGTACAAATGTTCTCTACAGCGCGAGTTCGGTCTGTGGCTCGCGCTGCCAGATCGGTGAACTGGTGTGTGCTTCGATACGATCAGCGATCACGCTGGCCCGCTGGCCGGCAGAAGGAGGGGTGTACATACCGAATCGGCTTACGCTTCCTCCGTTCACCGCAGCGTTGGTGCTGTCGGCTGATGCCAAGGGCAGGCTCTGGAAAATGGCCGGGTCAAGCATGCGCAAACCATGCAGACGGCATAGAGGCCGACCGTGATCGTCGCAGATCGCATCCATCGCGACACCCATGCGCTTCCACCACGCGGCGGTGCCCGGCGAACGCCACTGGCCTGAACTGCCCAGGGCGACCGTGCGCCAGGACTTGGCCAAGTGCTGCAGGCGCTCGATCGACTCATGCATGTGCCAGACGGGCACGCCCGGCAGATGGCCAGGCCATTGTTCGAGCAAGCGGTCGTTGGCGTCTTCGTCCCCATCGATCACATCAGGGATCAATGCCCAGTCGAAGCCGGGATGCCGGTGCCAGTTATCCACCCAGCGGGTATAGCCTTCCACGTCGACCCGACCGCCTTTCTTCCACACGGTGAATGCGCCGTTGTCGAAGACGAAGGACTGGCAGGCCTCGGCGACAATGCCCATGTCGTCTTGGCGCGGAAACGGCACCAAGGCGTGCCGGCCTGCCAGCAGGCGTGCTGCGTCCTGCCGGGTGCCGCCGATGGGCGTGCCGTGGTAATGGATCATCCGCTCAGCCCCGATGTTTCCAACTCGATCGGAGCGCTCGGCTCTGCGCTGGCGGATAGGGCTTTGTAGTCCTTGGCGATGCCTTCGACGACTTCGGCATACGGGTGGTCATGCCAGAACTTGGCGTGATCAACGACGCGATCCAGCAGCGAATCCCGCTCGGCCAGCTTCTCGCCGGCCTCATGCAGGTCGTTGTGCAGCTGGGTAAAAGCTGCCTCGACCTTGCTGGATACATCGCCGGTACCTACATGCTCCGCCCATTCTCGCTCGGCAACCATATCGGCCATGGCCTCGCACTCGGCAAGTTCGGCTATCGCCGCCATCGTTTCGCTCTCGGCGAGTTCGGTAGCGGTGCGATCGGTCATCGGCCCCAGCCCAACTATCGGCAGCCCGGTCGCCGCCGCATCCCTCTCTGCCTCTTCTTTGGTCCACCAGATGGCAGTACCAACCATCCAGGCTATAGGCTCGGGGTGGGGCTGCGGGGCTGGCAATAGATCGGATAGCGCGATATCCGGCGCGGTGCACTGGGCAGCATCAATCGCTGCCATGGCTAGGGCGCGGTCAGTCATGGTCGGAACGCCCTTCAGGCGAGTGATGCACGCTGTAGCAGCGTCGATCTGCTTTTCGGTCCAGATGCTGCGCTCAACCAGCATGAACCCTTCGGGCACGCTGACCATCTCTTTTTTGCTGGATCGGTTTTCGGTGGGCATGGGGATACCTCATCGCTCGGCGAAAATTCAGGAAGTGGACTATTGCTTATTGATATCAACCAACGAGGCGAGGTTCGTGATGGTCAATGTTCATGGTGGCGACGGCGGTGGCGACATAGTCTGGCCTTGGGCGAAGGACGACGATGACTGGACTCCTTGGCCGATCTCAAGAAAATTGGGCGCCGATGCTGTTCGCGCCCTGATCGGTCACAAGTGCCGAATGGTGAGGATTGGGGAGCAAGTCACGGGTGAAATTGAACCTGGTCGAATCACCATCCTTCTCGATGAACACGGCCGTATTCAAGAAATCTACAAAGATCCCGAGCTACCTACTAATTAATCAGGCCGCCTTCATTAATGCCTCGAGTACGCGCCGCCCCGCTAGCGGCGGAACTGCATTGCCGGCCATATGCATGGTCAGCCGGTGGTTGTTTGGACGCAGGGTATCAGCCGGGAACGACATGGCAGCCAGGGCCTCGCTGGCGCTGAGCATCCGCATGCGGTCGCCGTCGACCAGGGCCCAACGGTCCAGGGTGGTGATGGTGCCTATCGGCCGGTTGATGTCTCGGCCGGTGGTGCCGGAGCCCTTGCCGTAATAGGGCATGATGAACCGGTCGCCGAAGCGCTGGCGGCCATTGCGCACCCTGTCGAGCGTGGCTTGAGCTCGGCCTGGCTTCTCGATTTGCGACCAGCGCCCGGCGCCGAAGTCGAGGAAGCTGGCCGCCGGCACGTGCCGTTCCTGCGGCAGTTGCAGCATCAGCGGCGCCTTGCTGCGGGTCAGCACCATAAACAATCGAACCCTGTGCTGCGGCACGCCCAGGTCAGCGCAGTCCACAATGTGCGGCGCGGCCTGATAGCCCAGTGCCTGCACTGCTTGAAGCCATGCCGGGTAGAGCACCCAGTCCGTGAACTCCGGCACGTTCTCGATCACTGCCGCCTGTGGCCGGTGGAACTCAAGGGCAGACACTGGCGCCCAGGCCGTGGAGCGCGAAGCGTCGTGCTCAGGGTTGCCCGACTTCTTGCCACGGGCCTTGGCGTGGCCCTGGCAGCAGGGCGAGGCAAGCAAGATGTCGTGTGCCGGCACCTGCTCCCAGCGGGCCTGGTGCAGGTCTTGGCAGACATGCTGCGTGTCGGGGTGGTTGGCGCTGTGCCATTCAACGGCCACCGGCCAGTGGTTTGCAGCCCAGAGAACCTGGACGCCTGCGGCGCGCGCGCCGGTGCTCCATCCGCCGAGGCCGGCGAACAGGTCGATTGCTGTGGTCATGTTGTGGTCCTTGCGTGCAGGCGCGGCCCTTGCCGGGGAGGCGTTATCGTTGAATAGAGGAAGGCGCCGCGTGGCGCTCGTGATTCGGGTGGACTATCACTTCATGGGTTGCTCGACCTGGTGGAGGTCGCCATGACACTGAAAAGCGATACAGAAGCTCTTGCCTCGATCGAGGAAGAAGCCCAGGCAATGCTGAAAAAGATCGGGCTGCCGGATGACCAGATGAAGAAAGACATGGTCATCTGCCTGCGCCAGATCATCGCGATTGCGCGCTACCGAAAAGGCCTGGGCGCCGACCCTGTCGTTGAATAG